GACGTAAGTCCACGGGTGTCGAGGAAGACTGGCATTATCTTGTGTACACCGAGATGTTAGGAGCAAAGTAGATCGGCGACTTGTCGCGTTCTTCTTGCTCGGCTTCATACAGATACTGCGTCGCCATCTTCTCGAGGTAGGCAATGCGAGTCTCTGCGACTTGTGGCAACTCTAGGCTCATACGGTGAGCCAAGATGAACACGACGGCCTCATACCAACGCTGTGGAATCTCCAACTCGTCAGTAAGCGCGCCAACGTCCATGATCTGACGGTTGTACCAAACAGTCATTTGGACAAACGGATCAGAGGGCGTCGGCCATAAATACATGGTCGCTTGAGGAATCGTGCGGTCAAACCAATACTGGAACGGCTGGTTGGCTGTGAAGTTCTTGTTTGGCAGATTGGTGTAGTCATCGCGGTTGAGGCGTGACATCTGAATTTCGCGGCTGTTGTTGCCAACGTACCATTCGCGCAAGGCAAGTGTTGTTCCGCCGTAGGCGCGAACGCGGTAGTACATCACGCTTTGGCCGGGATCAATGTCAGTCCACACCCACTCGTTGTCCGTCACGGTGATCTCGCCGAGGTCATCGAGCGTGTTCCATGTGATGCCGTCAATCGAGTATTCATAGATGATCGACCACACAGCAGAGCCGCCACCTGAAACGTATGGCAGGATGCCAATCGAGCCAGCGTAGATCGGGTTGTCCGTGCCGTAGAACACCTGCACGTTGCCGTTGGTCGATGTTTGTTGACACCATGTGTCCACGTCGTTATCGTAGAGCAAGGCTACCGTGCCTCCAGCGGAGGAGGTATATGTGCCGTCTGGGCGATTCATTGTGCGATAAAGCACATTCAACACGTCCACAGTGCCAAGTGGCATTGAGTAGATGTACTTGTCGGCAGTCAGGCCAAAAACTTTCTTGTTGATGGCCCAGTAGTTGATGCCTTTATTGGCAAGGCTTGAAAGCGCAAAAAACAGTGACTGCCTTGCAGACAGCAACTGTTCCGATGTCAACTCTTCAGCAAGTTTTCCGCATCGACGAGCGCCATGATCAATCAACGTTTGAACGTTGATGACTGTTTCGCCGACGGTTCCTGAATAAGCCATGCCGTTCCTTTACCAACCGGGGCAGTTCCAGCGCTTGAGCGATGCTTTGGCGCGTTCTGCGTCCCCTTTTGAATGTTCTACAACGCCCGACATCCGCGCACAAAACGAGTCTTTTCTCGATCCGCCTTGCGGTTGTGGAGCCTTTAAATTGCTACCAGTTTCTCTGTTGTATTTTGCACGACCTTTGGCTGTTAATCCAGCACCTTTTTCGGTCGACAACTTCTCGCCGCGACCAACTGCAAGGCTTGGGCCGCCTTCTTTCATTTTGGCTGTTTTAGCAGACTGCTTAAATGCTTCAGCCGTTGGTGCGCCTTTACTACCGGGCTTGCGCATTTTCTCGCCAGAGCCTTCAGCGATTCTTTGACGCTTTGCATTGATATTTTCATAGAGGCCACCTCCTTTGAAATTTTTTCCTTCATCAGCCTTGGCAAACTCTTTGCCGACCGATTGAGGTACACCCACCTTCTTCGCAAACTTTGGGTTGTGCGCTACCGCTTCCATCAAGCGATGTTGTGAAAGTGATTTGCTGGGCATGATTAGCCGCAGAAAATTGTGACCACTGCGTTTGTAGGCAGGGTGACATGAATATCGGTTGTGAAGCGGATACCGTTGCCGGGGATCAGCGTCGAAATGATGGCAGTGTTGACTGTGATGTTCACACGCAAACGCACAGTGCCGCCTGCGCCGCCATCACGAAAAACAATCTCACCAGCCGTGCCACCAGAGGCAATTTGATAGCCTGCAAGATTTGTTGCGCCAGCGTAAATTGTGCCCGTCGCATCAGCGTGCGCCGAGAATACATTCGTCAATGTTGACATTTATCTCTCCAATTAGAAGCGGGGGCCGAAGCCCCCACTCGTTTTCAACAACGACCACCACGCTTTTTGCCGGGTGTAACCGTTACAGACTCTTTCGTCTTGGTCACACTTTCGGAACCTTTTGGCATGAAGTAGTTTTTGGCCTTACCAGCCAACTCCTTCACCATGCTCAAAGGATTCAAAGCGTCTTCCAGTTCCATACTGTGCTTGCGAGAAGCGTCGTATGCGCCCTTAGACAAGTCAACTTCCTTGTCAGAGGTAGAACCACCGCCGGCCATTTTCATCTTGCCGTACTTGCTGTAGACCTCATTGGACTGAGCCTTCGCCTGCTTCATAGCAGTCTTGTTCTCAGCCGCAAAGTTCTTCTGCAAGCGACCCTCAGCAGGAGTTACGCTCCCGCCTTTTTTGAAAGTGCCAGACAGTTGGTTGATGCTTACCGGGGTAGATGGTTTTTTGCGGCCTTGGGGCATTGCGACGGGGCGACCGCTGTCCTCAACTTTTCCCCCCGCCGCATAGGCTTTTTTTGCCTTGCCGCCAGTCTTGTAGCCGCCACCGTTACCAAGAGCAACGCCACCAGTAGCGTAACCGCCACCGTTGCCGTTCTTCACGCCGCCGGTTTTACCACTGGACTTGCCAGTGTATTCAGCAGTGTGCATCTTGGTGTTTTTGTAGCCTTCGCCACCCTTGGCAGACATTGACTCAGGAATGATGCCGTTGCCAGTCAGTCCGCCTTTAGCGTACTTCTTGACATCGCCGCCCTTCTTGTAGCCACCGCCGTTGCCCAGTGCAACACCGCCAGTTTTCAGACCTTTGTGACCCTTGCTGGCAGGCTTTGACTCGTGAGACTTCAGTTCTTTCTCAAGACCCTTCATCTTCGACATCTCGGCTTTGTGTTCGGCTTTTGACTCGCCACCATTCTTCATGGCAGGAGCGGCAGGCTTTGCGGCCATCGCCTTGCGACGTGCGGCCATAGGAGGCTTGCCGGGAGCGCGAACAGGTGCGTTCACTGCGGGACGACCAATGAGAGCAGGAGTACCTGCAATGGCGCTCAAAGCACCACCACCATCGGCCATCTTCTTGTGACCGCCAGTAGAGCCGCCAGATTTCATCTTGGGCATACTGACGTGACCGCCTTTTTTGAGTTTCAACTCAACGGTTGGCTCCGTGGTCATCATTTTGACCATTGGTTTGAATTGGCCCATGGTGCGCCTCAAACTTTCTGAGCATACACAACGGTCAGGCGATAGATGCCTTGAGTTGTGCTGATCGTACCGTTAGGGTCAACAGTGATAACGACAGAGGTATTGCTACCGATGTCATCCATCGCCGCGCACTGAGCGGTGGTGAAAGAAAGCGCAATGCGACCACCACCGATGACATCAGTTGCAGACAGATACTGAGTACCTGCGGCGGCTGTGCCAATGGTTGCGTTAATTGCAGTAGCGGTACCGCCACCCACTGATTCGTCTTGGATCGTGTCAATGAAGAATTGAATGATCTGAGAAGAAGCAGGGAGAGTCAGTGTCGCGCTAGTGGCTGTGCCTGCGGATGCAGTAGTGACGGTAGTTGTCTGGCTCACAACGACGTAGCCGCCGTCGGTTGAGTCAGTCAACGTGTCGCTACCTGTGCGCAGGGTAGAACCGATATAAGTCTGTGACATTTTGATCTCCTGTGACGAGGGGAGCCTAAGCCCCCCTCTGTTGGTTTAGACGCCGGGTGTGCCGTACATTGCACGCCAGTCAGTGAAGCCAACTTGGTAACGCTCTGTGGCCTTGTAGCGCATAGAGTCAGTTTCAAAGTCGCCTTCCATCGTCTTCTCCAGTTTGCGACGCATCAGGAGTTTCATGCCTTCAGGAGCATCAGTCTGCACCCACCATGCGGTGGCGCTGGTCAAACGAGAGATAACAGCGGCACCTTCGTCAAGCAAGCCGATAGACTTGATTGGGTTGATGTCGTTGTTTGCGTTACCAGCACGCAGAACGCTCTTCAACAGCACTTCGGCTTGGAAAACGTTGCCGGGAGCCACGACCAATTGGCGAGGAACCAAGCGAATTTTCTTACCGTTGTTGTCCACAGCCTGACGGATTTGGATCAACATCTGCTCAAGAGAAGTCTGAGACAAGTTGGCGGCGGTAGCCAGCAAGTTGCTTGCAGTGCCGTTAACGATGGGGTGAGAAGCGGAGTTCAATTGAACGCCATCACCACCGGGGTATGCGCTGTTGAAAGCGCGGTTCAGCACGTTTGCGGCCAAAGTCTCTTTGGTCTCAATCAAAGACTGAGCCAAGTGACGGGCGTAAACCTGACCGATACGGATGTGGTCACCGTCCTCAACCAAAACTTTGGTCAATGCGAATGCCAAACCAAAGACTTGGTAGACATAGCGCTGGAGGAACAGAACACCACCTTGTTGGTACGACACAGGAGTGCCATCAGGCAACTGAGGTGCGGCACCAAAACCGTAGAGAACAGGCTCTTCGTGGTAGTTGCGTGGGATACCTTCTTGTTCACGGAAAACTCGTGACCATTCGTCGGTTCGTTGATCGTAGACACCGTCGAAGCATTCGTTAAGAATAGGTTCGACGATGCTACGAAAGTCGGTACTGCGCATTGGAGCGGCCATGATCTAGTCCTCCTTAGATAGCGGTGCCAGCCGCAGGAGCGATCTGGTACTCGGAGATGTTTACACGAACGATGACATAGTCATCACCCCATGCGTTGTCAGCATAGGGAGCGATGTCCAAGATTCGGCACTGTGCGCTGTTACCTGCACCAGCCAGAGTCGTAGACAGAGTTGCTTGCGAAAGACCAGTCACAGTCGAGCCAGCAGTGGTGTTGCTCAGGTCAGCCTCGTCGCCGATGCTGGTCTGGGCCAACGAACCGTCGGCTTGGATTTCGTAAACGATGTTTTGGTCAGCGTAGAAGTACGCAACGCACGAACCAGTCTGGTATGCAGTAGATGCAGGCCAGTTGTTGGAAACGTGACGACGACCAGTAGTGTCAGTCCACTCGACACCAGCAAACGCGCCAACAAAGGCATCGCCTGCGGCGGCAGGTTGAATCACGCCACCAGTTACATACTTAACGGGTTGACCTTTGAGGATTGCCGAAGCGTATCCAGAAGTGATACCGCCAGCCAGCGCTTGAGCGCGATCCAAACCAGAAGGATGGAACGCAGGGCGCAGACCGAACGGAGCATTAGTCGAAGACATAGTCTTACTCCTTGTTCAAAAATTTAAACACCCATTACCCGTGGAATTCGGGAGCAGGGATCGGTTTGTCAATGTTGTCCAAACCTTCGCCTTCAATCTGACCGAGTCGTTTCCCGGTGCTATCACGGCCCACCTGTTGCTCTGCTTGAAGGCGAATCTTATTTGCTTCCTCAAGCGGTGCTTCATGGTGAAAATGGGACATTACATCTTGGTACACATCCATAGGGATTTTGTACAGCAACATCTCATTGCACGCGATAAACCCAACGTGTTCTCCAGCCTTTACGCGGTAATTTTCAAACCCGGGGAACTCTTCCGATTTAACGGGAACGTATCCGAGGCGAATCCGCTTATCGATGCTGTCGTAACTATTCGTTGTCGATAACCAGCAAAGGTGCCATCCCTTTAATTCGGGAACGGCGGGCAATGCACTTTGTGTCCATTCATCCTTCCACATCTTGCGACGTTCATTGGCTGACACGAAATTATCTTCAGGGGCGGCACGCACTTGATCTTGCGAAGCGCGATTTTCCCGGCCACCTGCCGACAATGATTTTTTCAAACGAGAATCCATTTTCAATACTCCTTAACGTTGGTTGTTGTTGCGTGCTTCAATTGCATAACGACGAATCATCTTCGCCCGTTTGTCAGGGTCATCCCACATTCCTGCATCTTTCATGGCCCTCACCTGATCTGGTGAAAGGGTGAAGGTGTTTTTGCCACCACCACTACTCGTCGCATTCTCGCGGCCTGAGCCTGTCACAACGTTCCTCGGTCTCGAATTTCGAGTCGGTTCTCGTTCGGTATCCCCAGTATAACGATGGGGAAGGTATCTTTGCAAGCGATTGTCAAGTTCTTCCCAATACTCTGCTGTTTTGGGGTTCCAACCTTCTTCGCCCATGGCTTGATCGATGGCAAGAGCGACTTTTGAGTCGGGGTCTTTGCCGTTTGCGTCATACCATGGGTTGTTGCTGATCCATGCGTTCGCATAGCGTTGCAATTGAGGGTCTGGAGCGGCAATCGTGCGCTGTTTTTGCGGTTGAACGACCTTTTTCTTCAAAGCATCGAGTGCCTCGTACTGACGGCGCGCTTCGAACCACATTTCTTGTGCCGAAGTGAGCAATTCGCCGTTACCAGACGCCGTTGCCTCGGAGATTTTCTGTTTGGCGAACGCAATGCGTGTCGCTTGGTCTTCAATCGCCTTGTTGATGCGTGCAATGTCGCTTCCGTGGGACTTTTTCTCAAGAACAGAGAGCCGCTCGAGCAGTTCTTGGTTCTGACGCTCCAAAAGCGTGAGTTTTACGTCCTTTTCGGTCGCAACTTGCTTGTGATATTCCTTGCGTTTCTGACGTTTCAGGCGCTTTTGCTCACGAAGGCGCTCTGCCTCCGCGTCAACAGTGCCGCCAGCGGCCATTTCAGCGCGTCGTGCGGCTTCATCGTCCTCGTCGGAGCCATGATCGTCGTCACCAGCGGCTTTTTGCGCTTGTTCGTCAGGAGAAGGGATGCTATCGGGCAGTTCAACGACGGCGGAACCGTCTGCAACTTCCTCGATGGTGATCACTTCCGTATTTTCTTGGGTGTCATTTGCTGTACTCATACGAATGCCTTCACTTCAAGAGGGTTACCAGTGACTTTGGCGATGATTTCATGGTCATTCAAGATCATGAACAGGGCTGGCTCTTCTTCTTGGCCGACGGGAACTTCCCAACGGTCACCGCCCCACTTAGGGACGCGCAAATAGTCGCCTACATCGCACCATGAACCTTCAGGCCATGGCTCCATGGTGTCGCGTTTCTTGAACGCAAGCGGGCCAATCTCGATCACTTTCGCGACCATGTTGTTCCACTTCTCGGTTTCTTTGGTTTCGTGAACCAAAACAATCCCGGCACTCGTTACAGTGTTCTTAGTTCTGCGCAATTGCACCAAAACTCTTGCACCAAGAGGCTTCGCACCGGGGTCTACAGCAGGAAAGGCTTCCTGCAAATCAGCGGCATTACCCGCTACCGTGCTTTCACTCATCTTCATCTTCCTTTAGAAGGTTGTTAAGAATTTCAAGGGCTTCTTCAAGACCCTGATACTGCCCGACTAGACGTTGGTACGACTCAAAGTTGACGCAATTTCCATTGGTCAACCCTGTGCTGATCGCGGCCTGACGCGCTTTTACAGCGCTGATAAAGTCGGAGGTAGTATTCATGCGTTTTTCTTGTCAACGCCCTTGTTTTGGGAGAAATTCCCGTGGTCACTATTCGCTTTTGGTTGGGTCGCTTTCGATTCCTCTTTCAATTGTGAGCCATTGATCCAAGCACCAGTCGCGTTGCGGTGGTGTTGCTTAACTGCCTCGGACTGTTCGTCTTTGAGTGTGATAGCCATTTCATTCTCCTAAGTTACGTTGGGTTGCTTCGTTGAGTTTGATTGCAGTCTGCGACTGCTCCTTTTGTAGTCGGGCTTCGTCAACCGTGAGGTCAGCGGCCTTCATACGCTCTGCGGTCAGGTTATTTTCTGCGTTCATCGCGATCTTCACCTGACGGTCTTTGTCTCTGTTGACGTTGTCGGACTGCATACGCGCCTGATCGAGGGCAAGGTCTGCCTGATCTTTCTGGGCGCGACGCTGTGTCTCGGCCAACGATGCTTGCAACACGGCTTGTGCCTCGCCATCCATTGGAGGCGGTGCAGGCTTGAACTGTTGCATCATCTGGCCCAACTGCTGGAGCGCCGGCAACACGCCTTGGAACACCTCTTGGGTGTCCATCTTGACGTGATCGGACGCAAGTGCAATTGCTTGGTCGATCTGCTTGACCAACTTGCTGTCTTCGTACTTGCCGTAGTCGACTTTGTTGCCGCCTTGGACGTATGTTGACATCTGGCTGGTGTACCAGAGCATCATGTGTTGCTTGATATGCTCCAAAGCCTGCGGAATGAAGCGTGGAGCGATCAATTGGTTCGAGCCAAGGGTAGGGTCTAGGGCGAACGTCAAATGCGTCTGTATGTGCGCCAAGTGGTCTTGACGTGGGTATGCGAACGCTGGGCGTCCCAAAGCCATCGCACTGTTCTCGTCGGCGGCGTTCATCTCGGCAGGCTTGGCCGCGTTCGGGATCAACTCGTTGACGTTTGGAACCTTCAACTGCTTGAGCATACGGCTGACCACGGCGCGCTGATCGAAAATCTGCGGATAGGTTTGGGCCATCTGCATCACAGACTGCATCTGTGCGACGCGCTGTGTCTCGCTGAAGATGTGCGGATCGCTGACGGGCACCACATCGCTGTTGCGCTTGAAGTCATCGCGGCGGATCGGCAACTCGGCAACCACGTCGCCCTTGCGTTGCTCGTCCAGATACCAGCGGTTGATGCGGCCAAGAATCTTGAAGACTCGTGCTTGGCTGTCATGCAAACGTGAGTGAATCGAGGAGAAGACCACAGCGCCTTGCTCGATCAGAGCCTGAGTCGTGCCAACGGGCATCGTAGACTTGGCGTCTGCAATCTTTTCCTCTGAAGTGGT